TGGTGCAGGGCGTGGATCAGGTGCACGTCCCGGCAGACGTGCAGGCCCAGAAGTTCTTTCTGACCAACCGGGCCGCCGACAGCTGGAAGAACCGGATGGAAGTCTCGCCGCCGGCGGCAGCGGGAGCACTGGAGGAATATCTGGCCGGCCTGAACGCCGCGGCGGAAGGAGAGAGGGCGGACGCTCCGGAGGCGGTGGACGGGGTGAATCCCTCCGCCGCGCCTCCCCTTGACAATGGAGGCAGGGAAGCGGGGGATGCGCCTTGATCGACATCCGGGATTCGAGAACGTACATTGAGCACTTTCTCCAAATCCGCACGAAATCGGGCCGGGTGCAGCCGTTTATCCTCAATCCTGCGCAGATCAAGCTGGACGACGCGCTGAGAGCGCAGGACGCCGCCGGGAAACCCATGCGCGCGCTGGTGCTGAAGGCCCGGCAGCTGGGCTTTTCCACCTACACCGAGGGACTGATTTTCTCCCGGGCGGCCACGCAGGAGCAGCACCCGGCCATGATCCTGGCCCACCTGGACACGTCCACCGCGGCGCTGTTCAGCATGGAGCGGCTGTTTTATGACCGCCTGCCGCCGCCGCTGCGGCCCATGCTGAAAAAGAGCAACGACACGGAGCTGCTGTTTGAAAATCCCACCCGGAGCCAGAAGGAGAAGGACAGGAACCCGGGGCTGCAAAGCTCCATCGTGTGCAACACCGCCGGCGCGGGGCACGGCATCGGCCGCGGCACCATGCTGCGTTCCCTGCATTGCAGCGAGTTTGCCTTCTGGCGCGGGAACAAGGCCGACACCCTGACGGGCCTTTTACAGGCCGTTCCGGGAGACAAAGGCACGCTGGTGGTGATCGAATCCACCGCCAACGGCTTCGAGGAATTTGAAAAGCTCTGGGAGGCCGCCGTGAAGGGGGAGAACGACTTCGCGGCCATCTTCTGCGGCTGGCAGGAAAACGCCGAGTACCGCAAGCCCGTCCCGCCCGGCACAGTCTGGACGGAAAAGGAGCTGGAAATGAAAGCGCGGCTGGGGCTGGACGACGAACAGCTTGCCTGGCGGCGCTGGTGCATCCAGAACAACTGCCACGGCGACGAGCGGATGTTCCGGCAGGAGTACCCGGCCACCCCGGACGAGGCCTTTCTTACCACCGGCACGGGCGTATTTGACAACGAGATCGTCATGGCCCGCAAGCAGGCGGCGCCGGCCCCGGAGCGGATCGGGCGGTTTGCCTATGATTACGACGGGGAGCGAATCACGCGGATCCGCTGGGTGGACGACGCCTTCGGATGGATAAAGATCTACGGCCAAACCGGGAGCAGGGGAGACGTGAGCCCGGACATTGATGTCGATTGGCGGATCCCGTATGTGCTGGGCGGAGACACCGCGGGGGAAGGCAGCGACTTTTTCACCGGGCAGCTGCTGGACAATACCACCGGGGCGCAAAAAGCGGTTTTGCGGATGCAGACCGACGAGATCGAATACACCCGGCAGATGTACTGCCTCGGCATGACCTTCAACAAAGCCCTGATGGGCATTGAGTGCAATTTCACCACCTACCCGCAGCGGGAGCTGGAGCGGCTGGACTACCCGAATTTCTACTGGCGGGAGCGCTACGACACCAACACCAACGCCATGGGCAGGGCCTTCGGCTTCCGCACCGACGGCAAGACCCGGCCGGTGATTATCAGCGGGCTGAAGGATGCCTTCCACGACCACCCGGAAAGCTTTATAGACCGGGACACGCTGGGGGAGATGCTGACTTTTATCCGCAATGACGCGGGACGCCCGGAGGCCGTCCAGGGCGAGCACGACGATCTGGTGATGGCGCTGGCCATCGCGCACGAGATCCGCAAGCAGCAGCGGGTGACGCCGCTGGAGGAGGCGGAGGAGCCGAGACCGAGACTGAAAGATCAGTTCAGGAAAAATAAGAATTGGAGGCGTATATGAGCATTTTTTCGAAAAAAAAAGACGGGATCGAGGGCTATGATTTTTCCACCGTGGAGGCCCGGGAAAAGACCACGGCCGACCTGTTTACCGCGGCGAAAGACTGGCGGTGCGAGGCGGAAAACGACTGGAAGACCTACAACGACTATTACAACTTCGTCCACGACGCCACCGGCGAGATGAAGGATTATTGCGACGAGCACGGCATCCCCTTCGTGCCGCCGGTGCTGCCGGACTGCTTTATGCAGGTGGAAAGCCAGATCTCCCCCACCGTGCCGGAGCCGGAATTCCGGGGGCGCGCCGGGGATGAGGACAGCGCGAAGGCCAAAAAGCGGGAGTTCGCCGTGCGCTATGTGCTGGAAAACAACCGGGTGAGCGACAGCAACACCGCCAACGAGCGGCGCCTGGTGAAGCTGGGGGACGCCTACTGGAAGGCCTATTGGGACAGGGATATGCGCTGCGGGCTGAACGAGGGCGACATCCGGCTGAAGGACATCCCCGTGGAGAACGTCTACCCGGATCCCTCCTGCGAGAACGGAGACATCCAGACCGGACAGTACGTCGTCCACGTCTACGCGCTGCACAAGGTGAAATTCGCCCAGACCTTCGCCGCGGAGCTGAAAAAGCTGGGCACCAACGTCAACGAGCTGATGAATTCCGGGGAGAACTATCTGCCCACGCTGTTCGAAATGTACAGCAACAAGGACACCTACAAGGACTGCATCCCGGTGATGGAATGCTGGTACAAGCAGCCGGAGGACTATTACGACGCCAAAAGCAGGACGACCGTGCCGGCGGGCGCCGTGGCCTGCTCCGTGCTGGCCGGGGGGAAGGAGATCAAAAACATTCCCCAGTATTGGGTGAGCACGGGCAAGCAGTGCCAGCTTTTCCCCTTCGTCCATTACTGGCGCATCCGGGATGAGAACAGTTTTTTCAACAAGTCCGAGCTGTTCGCCATCAAGGACATGATCGACGCCGGAGACCGGAAACTGGGAAACGCCCTGATCAACGACGCCATGATGTGCAACGACATCATTGTGGCGGAAGAAAATGCCTTTGCGGAGGGAAGCAGCCCCGTATCGGAGCCGGGGGCGGTGTGGATGATGAAGAAGAACATGGTCAATTCCGTGCGCCGGCTGGGCGGCTTCCAGAGCGGAGCGGCCGGAATCCAGCTGACGAATTTCATCAGCGAGCAGATCCAGCGGACCAACCGCAACTACGACACCAACATGGGCAAGGAGACTTCCCGGCAGACCACGGCCACGGGTCTGGCCATGCTCCGAGACGACGCCGACAGCCAGGCGGAGATCAAGAAAAAAGACCGGCTGCTGGGCTTTGAGCGGCTGTTTGAGCTGATCGACTGGCTTTGTCTGGAATTTTACGACGCCGACCGGATGCTGTTTATCGGCGCGCAGGACGACCACGACAAGCCCACGCAGATCAAATACAATTCCAGCCAATTTGCTTCTCAGCTTCCACCGGTGACGGACGACGAGACCGGGGAGACCGTGCGGGAGGCCTGGACCTACTACCCGAGGGTGGACGTGACCGTGAACGCCGGCGACGGCGTGGTGAGAGGCAAGCAGGCGACGGCCCAGGTACTGGAGAAGCTGGCGGCGGCAAATGTCAATCAGGCCAATTACAAGCTGCTGGAGGCGGAGCTGGACGTGCTGGACATCCCCCAGAAGGGCGAGATCACGGAATTCTGGGAGAGCCTGTTCGCGCCGGCCGTGCCGAAGGAGGTCACCGACGCGCTGGCGGGGGATCCCCAGCTGCTGCAGATGGTGACGGAGCTGATCGGAGCGAACGCGCTGGCGCAGGGAGGAGGTAACGAAAATGCTGTGCCCCAGATGCAAGCTGGAAATGCGGCTGCTCTCCCGGGAGCAGTTTGACAAGGGTTTCGTGGAAAAATACGCCTGCCGGAACAAGCGATGCCCGGAGTATGAAAAAGTGATCGAGCGCGAAGTGCGCAAATGAGGGGACGAATCCCGGCCCATTTCTTTCCCGCGCGGGAAAGAAACCGCCCGGACGTGAAAGAAAGGACGCCAAAGGGGGATTGCGATGTTCCCCCTTTGGAAACCCCTTTGTGAGCGCCGCCGTAAGGGGGCTGCGGCCCCCTTGCAGGGTCAACCCCCGGAGACGTGGGACGGGACAGAAAAACGACAGAAGCAAGAGCGGGAGGCTGAAAAAGTCTCCCGTTTTTTGATGATAACAAGGGGGGTAGAGACGCTACCATAAGTTCAAGAGCCGGAAAACGGTATTACGTGAGCTGTGACGGACATCAGCAAGGAGGAATCTTGAGCATGGACGAATTTGACCTTGATAATCCGACCCTTGAGGGGGACGACGGACAGGACGGCGCCGTGGGCCGTCAGGACGATGATCTGGACAACGAAGGCGAAGGCGGGGAGGGAGCCGGGGCCGCCGCCCGGCAGGAAGCGGATCATCAGCACAACGCGGCGATGAAGGCCGCCAGGCATTCCGGGGAGGTTGACGCCGAAAAACGGCTGAAAAAGCAGTATGACGACACCATCGCCGGATATGGCGTGCCAAATCCCTACACGGGCAAGTCTTTTGCCAGCTTTGAAGAGTTCCTGGAGTACGGAAAACGTTACAGCCAGGAACAGCTGAAGGTGAAGGCACAGAAGGCAAACCGCCCCGTGGAGGAGCTGGAACAGGATGACGAGGACAAGAAATTCCTCAAACAGCTCCGCGAGAAAGAGGCGGAGAAGGCCGAAAGCGAGAAAAAGGCCCAGGAGCACCAGGAATGGCTGGGGAAAGACCTGAGTGCCTTTATCGCAAAGTATCCCGACGTGGACGCCGGAAAGCTGGAGGCCAACCCGAAGTTCAAAAAGTTCGCCGGTTCAAGACTGTATCAGGAGCCGCTGGCCACTCTGTACGAAGATTTCAGGGAATTCACCAACGACACGGAGGCCGCCGCGCTGGCCAAGAAGGCCAGCAAGGACGAGCGGTCCACCGGAGCCGGCGGGACTTCCAGGGATACCGTACTGACGGCGGCGGAGCAGAAAGAGCTGAATGAATGGAACGCCCGGTACCCTAACGAGAAAATGACCGCGGCGGAATTCAAGAAGCGGTAAGCGACAGCCCCCAAGGGGGCCAATGATTGGAGGAAATTATGAGAGTTTTTCAGAATCTGGACGGCGGCCCCATCATCGCCTTCCGTGAATACGACATCGCCGCCGCCACCGCGGTAAAGCCCGGGCAGGTGGTATGTGTCACGGAAGGGCTGGTGGTGCCGGCCGTCGCCGCGCAGACCGGCGCAATCCTGGGCGTTGCCGCGGAGGCACACCCCGGCGTGGCGGACGCGCTGAATCCCAGGGCCAACGGCACAAGGATCCTCGTGTACGACAACCCCAAGACCCTGTTCCGCTGCGCGGCCCCCATCATGGCGGCCACCGGCGGCACGGCCACCACCGTGCTGATGACCACCCTGGCGGCGTTCTCCGCCGACGACTTCAACGGCGGCTGGCTCGTGCTGGTGGAAAAGGCCGCGGGCAGCACCAACACCGACGCCGTGGGCACCGTGAAACGGATCACCGACTATGCCTACAACGCCACCGGCACCGTGTCCACCTTCACCGTGGGCGCCGGCGCGACGGCCGCGGCGGGCGACAAGTACGCAATTTTCCCGCCCTTCGGCTTTGCCAAGGGCAATCTGGACGCCGATATCGCCGCGCTGGTGCTGACAGCCACCGCCGCGCTGACGATGGAGGTCGTGGGACGCGAGGGCCCGGACATCGTACTGATGGCCAAGACCCACGCCCTGAACTAAGGAGGTAAGAACATGGCAACCACAA